CATGGGATTCATTAAGTCGTTGATTTATGATGATTTAGTCAACTTCAGTCAACATCAGGAATAACGCTTAAGGAAGGACTGAAAATCCGCGTGTCGGCAGTTCGATTCTGCCCCAGGCCACCATAATGTGAAATCCCAACCCTTATCCGGTTGGGATTTTTTTTGCCCGTTCCCCAGTGAAAGGCGCTGCGGCCTCGCGTGCGCCAGCACCCTGAAAGCGCCGTTTTCACCCTCGATGACGCCTATCTGTGCTCCGTTTTCTCTGCGGGTCTCGCGAGCGTGCTCGAGGCCACTTCCTTTTATAACAAAGACTTGGAGTTGGTCGGTTTGGGTTGGAAACTCCTGCAGCGGAGGCGACCGAGAACAGCGCAGACGCAAAAAAACCACCCAAAGGTGGTTGCTGGCGCTGGGCTCGTGGCGCGGTCAGGCGGGCGGCGCAAGCACCCGCATCTGCTCGCTCCACCCGCTGGGCCAAGGGCGTCGCATCACACCCTCCAGCACGGCATCGGGCGCGCCCGCCAAGCGTTCCACGACCTCCGGGGCCAGGAGCGTCAGCCGCATGATCCGGCGCACCTGCGTCACATCCATGCCCTCGGCTTTGGCAATCTCGGCCACCGACGCCGCTCGCCCCTCATCCAGCAGGCGCTGCCAGTGGTGTGCCAATCCGAGTGCCCGCATCAGCGCGCTGTCCTGCGCCGCTGTCTGAGCCGCGCGCTCCTGCTTGGCCTCTGCCAAGAACTCCTGCGGCGCGTCCAGCGGCGTGATGACCTGCTTCTTTGGCAACCGCTTCACCAACATCCAGGGCACGAAGGTTTCCAGTCGCACACCACCGGCGGGCGTAGGAATTTCATGCGTGATGGAGCGGCCTGTCTGCTTGCCATAGTGCTTTTTGCTGGTCATTTCGCCTCCTGCCGGAATCGCTCCAACATCTGACGCTGCTCAGGCCAGAGCGCAGGGATGTCGTTACGCATTAGCCACAGCAGGGTGAGCCTTCGGGGCTGGCACCCGCTCATGAACTGTGCCACGATGTCGGGGGCCAGCCGCGCCAGTCGCAGCAGCCGTCCCACCGTGGTTGGCATCAATCCTTCGGCACGTGCGATCTCGACCACGCTCTTGAACGCACCGGAGTCGAGCAAGTCGTGCCAGTAAACGGCCCGGGCCACAGCCTCGATGATCCGGATGTCGTGGGCAGATGCCCTCCCGTCGACCAGCAACTTTCCCTTCTTGCGCTTGAACTGGAGGGGCACAAAGGTTTCCATCGAACTGTTCATCGGGCCTCGACCTCCAGCAGTTCCGCGCCAATCTCCCTCGGAGCGAACTCACCCAGCAGCTTGTCCCAACCCAATTGCCGCCACTTCACCTTGATGCCCTGCACTTGGCCGACGTGAATGAGCTCTATGCGCTCGATCATCAGGTTGACGATGCGATGGCGCTCGACCGGGAACAGTTGCTCCCACACGTCGTTGAGCCGCCCCATCGCCATCACGGCGCTGGCCTCGTCGATCTGAGCGCCGTTGCGTTGGATGTGCCGCACCACCGATGTCACGGCTTCCGGACTGGTCAGCACCGTGCGGATCTGTGCCACCACCGCTGCCTCGATCTCCGGTGCGGGCAGGCGCTCGTAGCTTTTGCCCGGTGCTCCGAAGCGGCTTTCCGATTTGGACACGTAGTAGTGGTACTTGCGCCCGTTCTTGCGCGAGTAGGTCGGGTACATCCGTTCGCCCGAGGGGGCGTACAGCAGGCCGCGCAACAAGGCGTCGGTGCGTGATCGGAGCTTGGTTTCCACCGACCGGGCATGGCCATCCCGGGCCAACACCGTGTGCACCTTGTCCCAAAGCACCTGGTCGATGATCGGCGGGTGCGCGCCGGGGTACCAGTTCCCCTGGTGCGACAACTCCCCGAGGTAGATGCGGTTGCGCAGCAGCTTGTGCAGGTACTTCTTGTCGATGCGCGTGCCGCTGCGGGTCTGCCCCTCTTGCGTCGTCCATGCCTTGGTGGTGATGCCGTCGAGCGTCAGGTTGGCGGCGATCTGGGTCGGCGAACCGATGCTCAGCATTTCCTCGAAGATGCGGCGCACCACCGCCGCCTCGGTGTCGTTGCTGACCAGCAGGCGGTTCTGGACGTCGTAGCCCAGCGGTGGCACGCCCCCCATCCACATCCCTTTGCGCTTGGCGGCGGCAATCTTGTCGCGGATGCGCTCGCCGGTGACCTCGCGCTCGAACTGGGCGAAGGACAGCAGGACGTTGAGCATCAGCCGCCCCATCGAGGTGGTGGTGTTGAACTGCTGCGTGACCGACACGAACGACACGCCTTGGCGCTCGAACACCTCGACCATCTTGGAGAAGTCGGCCAGGCTGCGCGTCAGGCGGTCGATCTTGTAGACCACCACGATGTCGATCTGGCCGCGCTCGATGTCGGCCAGCAGGCGTTTGAGCCCGGGCCGATCCGTGTTGCCGCCGGAGAAGCCGGGGTCGTCGTAGTCGTCGGCGACTGGAATCCAGCCCTCGGCGCGCTGGCTGGCGACAAAGGCGTGGCCGGCCTCCTTCTGCGCGTCGATGGAGTTGAACTCTTGGTCGAGGCGCTCGTCCGAGGACACGCGGCAATAGACGGCGCAACGCTTGCGCGCCTTGGATGATGCGATCTGCGCGCTGGCGTTCATTGCGCACCTGCCTTGGCCCTGAGGCCAAAGAACAGCGGCCCCGACCAGTGCGTGCCGGTGATGTGTCGGGCCACTGCGGTCAGACTCTTGAAGCTGCGCCCTTCGTACTCGAACAGCCCCTCGGCGTTGACGCTCACGCGGTGCTCGCGCTCGCCCCATTCGCGCAGCAGGATCGTGCCCGGCGCGAAATCAAACTCGCGCGGCCTGGCGCGCAGCTTGATCTTGGAGTGCTTGGCGCCGATGGACTCGAGGCGCCGCCTGGTCTCGGGCGCGAGGCCACCGAAGGCCTCCTCTTGCAGCTTGTAGGCGATGCGCGACTCGACGTGCGTGCGGTTCGGGTAGTCCGGGCGGCGCGGGAAATACCGATCCCACTGCGCCCAAAGTTCGGCCATCGGCAGGCAGGCCAGCTCGGCGATCCGTGCGGCGACGGGGGCTTGTTTCTCGTTCATCACAACTTCTCCGGTTGATAGGGGGTTGTATGAACGCGCTGCCCGGGCAGGAAGCCAAGGCCAGATTCTCTGTCTTGTGGCTTTGCAGCAACGAGCGTGCGCACGATGGCGGCCGCAAGGATGGCGCTGATTTCAGCAGCGCGGGCGCTGGCGGACAGCTGCGCGGGTGAGGTGAGTTCGAGGTTCTTCATGACGGCTCCGAGGAATTGCAACCGTCTCAGATGATGCGCGCGATGCTCCGAAGCGGATGGCAATTCCGGGTAATCGGACTCATCTTTTGGCACGACCACAAGTCCCAGGCAGGACAGCGGCGCTTGTCTGGCAGAGATCGTGGTTGCGCGTTAACGGAACAGTTGACAGGCATCGATCTGCTCGCTACAATCGCGTCAATTAACTAATCACGCAACTGGGTCACAACATGGCATTTGGCACTTACATCAGACAGAAGAGGGAGGCGAGGGGCATTCAGATGAATGACTTCGCCCGACAGCTGGAAATCTCGCCTGCCTACTGGTCGCGCATAGAGCGCGACATCGAGAAGCCGCCCAAGGACGAGCTGATCCGCAGGGCTGCAGAGATTCTGGGCATCGACCCGGACGACGCTTTTGTCGAAGCCAGTCGTCTGCCGCCAGACATGCGCGAAGATGTGGCCAGCGTGGTGCGGATGTACCGCCGGGAAGTGACGGAGAAAAAGTGAATGCCGGTTCTGACCCTCGACTACCGGCATTGCGACCGCAAGCGCCCAAAATTCATCAAGCACGTTGAAATCGAAGCCATCGCCGCACAGGCCCGCCAGCAGCTAGTGGGTGTCGGTGTTGATGCCATTGCCTTCGACGCTTTGCGGCAGATCGACCGGCTGAAAGTCAACAACATCGACTTCGCGCTTGAGGTCAGCACCGAGTGCGAGGTGCATGATGAGGATGGCAACCACGTATTCGGGATCTGCGAGTACGACCCCGGTGTCCCGGACACGGCGATGGTATGCGTGTCGCCGGTCGGCGAAAAGCTCAGTGAACTGCTCGCCCTGAGTACATTGGCCCATGAACTCGGGCATGCGGTTTTTGATGCGCCAGGCTGGATCATGGATGGCAGCAAGGGGCCGGGACTGTTCGACGCCTTTGAACCATGTGGGCAGCGTGCCTACCGCACCACCACGCCGGACAGCGAGCACTTGGCGAAAGTACCAACAGCCCCGTCAGCAGCACTGGCGACAGAAGTGCATTTTGCCGAGCTGCGCGCCAACGAGTTCATGGGTTCGCTGCTGGTGCCACGCCAACTGTTGAGCACAGCAGTAGAGGAGCTGGCTCCGGAATACAACGTCTGCGTGCATCGTGGGCCTTCGCTCGATGCGGAGATCCCCGGCACCAGTCTGCAACTCACCGCTACATCCCCCGCCGATATGGAATTGCTGGAACGGGCACTAGCCATGCGTTTTGGCGTCAACCCGCGCTTTGTGCAGGTGCGCTTGCAGCGCTACGGCCTGACCCGACCGGGGGCTGCAGTGCGCTGAACAACGAACCCCAAAACTTCCGCGCCGACCTCGCGTCGGCATTTTTTGAACTGATCAATTAACCTTTCGCGCAATCGCGCACATTGTTTCTTAAGGAGTGGCGTGTATGACAACAACCGAACTGAACGACATCCAATCCAGCAACGTGTCTGCGGTTGCCGAGACGGAAAATGGCAAACCCCGGACTCGTGGCAAGGACAACGGCCCCAGCACCTTGCCGCATCTAGAGCGTCTAGTTCACCTCACCCGCAAAGTGCAGCGCCCGATGCTGCTGCGGGTGCTACTGGAATCGGCGCATGATCAGGCACTCCCTGCCGTACAGGCGCTGACCGATGACGCCAAAGGCTCGCTGCCTATTCCATCCCGCAATGCGCTGTTCGCACTGGTTGCTGAGATGCAGCCGGAAGTACAGGCTCGCCTCGAACGCGCCGCCGAGCGCATCACATTGCTGGTCGACGAGTATGGCGCGTTGGCAGTGACGGAACTGATGGATGCAAGCAGGCCCGATGATGCGGCCATTCTGGCGGCTCCGTCCGACAAGTACAGCCGGGCACTCTACCTTTATCTGGAACAGGAGTGTGCGACGTCAGGCTCCGTGAAAAATCGCTTCGAGCACGCCGAACAACGCCAGCAGGTGCTGCGGCATTTCCAGAGCGAAAAATACTCCAGCCATTACCTCGGACCCAAAGGTGCGCAGCCGGGACTGGACGGGGCTGCGGAGGAAAGTTTGAAACAACGCTTGGCGGAACTGTTCCCGCAGGTGAAGGCTGACGACATCCTCGTCGAGCCATTCGCCCATCGGGAAAGTGATGCCCCCGATGCACCGGTGCTGATCTTCACGCTGTCGGCCAAATTCAACGGCAAGCACATCCATTACCCCAAGATCATCAATGGCGAGGACACCGATGTGGATGACTCGTCGACGATCTATGTGCGCTACTCCTGGCACACCAGTAAGGGCGAATTGTCGGTGTTCAGTGATGATGAAACCGTGCGACCCGAACTGGCTAAGGCGTTCCGCGACGTGGTGCTGGGTGGCGACGGCGACATTCAGACCATGCCGATGCGTGAGTTCGACCTCATGGGTTTTTGCACGCCCGCCATCCTGGCCCGGTTCAAGAAAGACCGTATTGCAGGCATTGAATCCATCGACATCAAGCACATTCTGATTGCCAATCCCGAAGTGCGTCAGACCACGCTGAAAAACCGGATGATCGCCCGCCGCGTGGAAAATCCGCTACTGATCAAGCGCGACCGCTTTGAGGATCGCAATATCTACGAGGTGGCGGGCACGGTCTATCCGCTCGTCGACCTGACCAATTACGTCGTGAAGCAGGTCAAACTGACCTTCCGTATCGCCCAAACCGCGCATCGCAAAGCGCACGATGTGTCGGTGCAGATCACCACGCCCAACGGGTTCAATGATGGCAAGTTGACCAGGGCCGATAGCGAACTGGTGTTTGCCCAGCTCATGCAACTTCCTGAATCCGTGACCTGAGTCCCGCAAACCCCATGTTTTTCTATTATAATCAACGAACTATCCACAAACAAACGCGCACCCACTAGGTGCAAGCGCCGCAAATGACTGACCCAGTCGA